AGTATAAGTTCCGGCCAGAGATTTGTCAAAGCCGGTAGCCACACCGGTAGCCTTGACCTCCTTACCGGAAGCGGGAGTAGAAGGAGTGTCTTTATCGGGCGTAGGAGCCTCCGTCTGGCCGCTGTACTCCACATAAGGGATATGACCGTGCTTCTTCCATGTCCGGGCGTTGTAGCCGCTCTTAGAGCCGATATTGGCAACAGCGGTGATCTGCACACAGTTCTTCCACTTGGGCGTACACTCAACAGCCAGACCGTCACCGATGTAGATACCGATATGGCCGGTAGTCCACACCACCTCACCGACCTCCATGCTGTCCCAGCCGGTAGTAGAAGCGTCAGGGCACTTCTTAATCATACTGTCTGCCCCAATATCAGGAACATTGTTGGAGGCATACTTGGCACCGCCATAGGTAGCGTTCTTATCGCCATCCCAGCCCCATAAGATACCCTTGATAAGACACACACAGTCAAATCCAAAGGTGTCCTCAGAAGCGGCGTTAATCATCTTCACCCGAGCCGCAGCTTTGTTGTAGGAGTGATTGGTGGTGTACCTCTTCTTGTTGGCCGCAGTCATGGGGGCACCGAAGCACCCCATGACATACAGCGTTTTGTAGTTCTTCGCAATGTCAATGGCCTTGTTGACCAGTTCAGTTGCTTTCATCATGACTTATTCCTCCTTACCGGCACTGTCCAGCAGGTCTTGTGTGCGCTGGCTCTGAGTGCCGAAGTAGAACGCAATGATGACCGCATAGATGGTCATGAAGTCCTGACTGATCTGATTGGTACACGCCATGTACGCAAACACAGCGGTAAGAGCCAGTGTCACCAGACTCTTGACGGACAGAAGAGTGGACAGACGCTTAATGATGTTTTCCATGATAATCTCCTTTCCAATTTTAGTGAGTATTTTAGTGATAAATCTCCCACTACCGAAAGCCCTTGCGTCACAAGGGATTGAGGGCAATTTTATCGCCCATTTTCCATTTTTCGTGTATAAACCCTCTTATAGAACGCTCTATATAGAGGACTTTTCTGCAAAAGCCTTAGATTTATCACTAAACTCACTAAGATACACTAAATTTGTTTTGTGGGTACACTAAATCATTTCAGTCAATCCGGTTTATGGAACTCTTCTAAGTCAGAAATCCGATGATTGATAACCTTGATTTGTTCCTCCACCACGGGCATTCGCTTGGCAAAATTGTTGTGTTCCCGGACTTCACGGGTCAACTCTTCCAGTTTGGTGTCCATGACAGCCTGAGTTTTACTGTTGGCGATCAAGACTCCCACCAGAGTAATCCCACCAGAAACAAGTGCGACAATGATAGCCTCCATTATCAGCCCTCCCACTTCTGCCAAGCTGCGGCGTAATCTCCGGGACTATAAGCTGTCCCATTGGGGTCAATGCACTCGTAGATATTCCCGTCCGTCCATACCATGAACTCTCCCTGGCGGTACATATCATGTGCGCCCTGGACAGGAACATAGGGACGGGCCGTGTCCGGGCTTTTGCCATGCAGAGGCCGGTTGAAGGTGTACCATGCGGCATTTCCGGGAACAATGTCTGGGTACACCGCATTGTCGTAAGCCTGAAAACACTCCCAGGTCTGCTCCCATTCAGAGCCAAGGCCGTCCCCGGCATGGGTGTTGAAAATTTCTCCGACAGTGTGATTTCCTTTCACCCAATCGAGGTAAAGCCCGGAAGCCTTGATCTTCTGGTCATCGTCCTCAACCTGTTTCCCTTCCAGCATGAGCCGGGACATATAAATTGCACTGGACAGAGCGTTCAACATTTTCTCGTTCACAGAGATAACCCCCTCTCGATTGCCGCCGCAATAGCGTCCACATCGGCCTGTTCTGCCTTGCCTTTAAGAATGGCCTCTTGCTCCTTCTGGTAGGCAACCTCGCTGATCGTGGTCACGCTCACGGTTTCTTTTCCTTCCAGTTCGCTCCTACCCTCAATGTGGTACACAGACCCCTCGATCACAATGCCGTGTGCCTGTTCCTCTGTGCATAGGCCGTAGCACCCGTTGTTCTGCATTCTGACCCACACAGGGGTTGTCACCGTTGCCAGAGGTGTTCCATCTTTGAGAATTCGATACATTTCTTTCCCAGCCTTTCTTGTTCGGATAGAAGCCGAACATGGATTTGAAATACTGATTGGTGTTCTCTCGCACCTTAAAACTGTTTCCTCGCTTCATGTGCCCGTGATAACTCTCTATGGAACTCCGAATGTCCGCAACCGTCATCTCACCTCTTTCCCACTTTCCATGAAAGGTTCGCAGCTTACGCCGAATGATCTTGGTAGAGTCAGGGTTCATCTTCAAAATGACCTTGCCGCTCGAGGTGAGAATGAATTTGGTCTTCAACCACCGGTAGAAATCAGCCAGCGGAATAACCCGAGTTTTCTTCCAATTTAGCCGCAGACCTAACTTCCGGGTCATCTCTTCCAGCCCAAACATTCCTTCGGTTCTGAGAAAATCAATGTCCTCATGAATGGCATATCCATCGTCCATATACCGGGCGTAGCCTTTAATACGAAGTTTTTCCTTGAAATAGTGGTCAATCGGACTTGGAAGAAGCAGGGCATTTGTCTGAGAGATTTGACTTCCAAGCCCTAAGCCCGCTGGCCCGAAATCCGCAATGAAGCTGTCATGCAGGGAGCGTACACGGTCATCATGGAGCCGCCGCTTTGCTTCCGCAGCTAAAGGGCCGTGTGGTGCTTCATCGAAATAACTCTTGAAGTCAAAAATCAGAATGCCACCGGCCAGACCATGTTTCCGATAGTGCTTTTGCAAGTGGCAGATCATACGCCGCAGGGCAAAGTCCATGCCACGGTGTTTCAGACTGGCCGAGTTGTCATAGATGAAAGAGGATGAATAAATTGGGACAATGCAGTAATCGCACAGGCACTTTTGCACGGCCCGTTCTGTGATATGGACAGAGCGGATATACCGTTTCTTACCTCGCTCCATGATGGTGAACTCATGGAAGCCACGGTGGTAGAAATTACCCTCGTTCAGCGATTTCGCTGTCAGGGCAATGTTCGGGATGATATTGCCGATATAGCGTTGTGTGGAAGATTTCCAATAAACACCTTTACAGCACTTCTTTCCCGAAAGATATAGGTGTCGGAAAGAAAAGACCTCTTCAAAATCGCCACAGGCCATACTTCGCTTTCTACGAGCCTCTTCCCGTTTGGCTTTTCTTCTTTGATAACGGATTTCTCTTCTCTCCGCACTGGTCATGAAAAAGATTTCCCTCCGTACAGTATGATTGTTGGGTATGGGTTCTAACTGCGTAGTAATACCAGCCATGAAATGAGTTACCATACATCACTCACCATGCAAGAAGCGTCCGGATGATTACATCGGAGTACCCCTTTCGGGGAGGGCGCATTTCAAACGATGTGCCCGGAAGTTTTAGCCCATAGGCAGGGTACAAGTCCTCCCTCTGCAAAAGGTACTGATTTCACCCAATGGGGTTACTACGACCGACCTATACGAAGTTGCAGAGTCCGAAGGACACGCCATTAGAGTTGCTGGCGTTGTTATTGTTGGCATTGCCCGAGTTGTTCACATTGCAGAAGTTAGTCGTGTTGTCGCTATTAGGCGAACGCTCCCACCAGTTGTTCGCAGAACAGGCAAGGTTTTGCAGGACTTGACCCATATCCGAAAAACTAATCAGGAAGGTCTTTGTACCTTTTCCGATCAGATTTCTTCACGCTGGAAATTAGCTTGGCTTCATCTACGATATATTCTCCGAACTCCTGAATAGCGTGGTCAATCCATGGGTACTTTTCCGGATTTTGAAGAATAGCGTCATAGAGCAAGGCCAATTTCGGACTGAGGTTTTGAAGGGCAATATTGGCTCTGGTAAGACAGTCCCGGCGCATTTGCGCTTCATGTTTGTTTGTGGGATAGATGTTATTGGCCGCTCTCACCTCGTCATGAACCGTGGAACACAGGTGCATGATCGGATAGAGAAGATAAGGGCCGTACCGCTTCGGTGCTTTCGTGACTACGGAGAAAGCGTGAAGTTCCAAGCGTCTTGCGGTTTCAATGAACTGCACATTACTTTCTCCCCTCATAAATTTTGGGACTGACATATTACCCTCCTACACCGCCCCTTCCGGGGCGGGATTTTTGTGGATGACAGATTAAACGCAGAAGCCGAAGGACACGCCAATAGAGGAGCTGGCGGCGTCAATGGAGGCAATGCCCGAGTTGCCCACAGAGCAGAAGCTAGTCGTGTTGTCGCTACGAGGCGAACGCTCCCACCAGAAGTCCGCAGAACCATTGACCTTTTTGATCGTGGTGTTTCCAGCGGCATAATACTCATACTGAGTACCTTCACCAGCAAAAGAGTAGGTGGTAGCACCAAAAATCTCAATCTCAGACAGCAGGAACAACTTGTCCTGAGTAGTCTGGATAGAAGAGGACTGATTGCCAGCGGAAGTCCGCTTGTTGACCGTCTTAATAACATTTCGCAGAGCTGCGGGTAACTGACTCAGGTAGGTACTCATTCGAGTACGCATGGCAGAACTGTTCCAGCCACCGGCGTTCGTGTTAGAACTGTTCATGTTTGCAGTCTGATTGAGGCAGTCTACCAGCTGGAATGTGATACCGGCCATACCACCCGAAGTCAACTGGTCATGGTCAAAGCCGATGATCTGTACCTTGTAGTTCGTGCCGTTAATGCTGACGGTCTTCTGATCGCCCACGGAGAAATAATTCTTGGCCTGTCCGAACTGAGAACACAGAGCGATTTCAGACCAATCGGTTTGCTCCAAGGTGCCCGTGATATTGAAGGGGTAGACATAGACAATACCAATGACTTCTAGCGTGTAGGTCTTAGTCTTTTGAGAGCCGCCGTAGGTGTACTGGATAGACCAATCGCCAAGTTCAGCAGGATAGAGGACTGCTTCTCCACCGGAAGCCACAGCGGAAAGCACGGTATCTCCCTTGGTCATGGTAACGGTGGTGCCGTTATCGGCGTAGACATGGCACTCAGCAGGAGAACCCTTCTGGCTCAGGGCGTAGAGAGCGTCATTCACCGTGGGGTCAGGCCCATCCAGTTCCAGTGCCGCTTTCGTAGTGTCGTCCAGCAGATTTGCTTTGCTCAGAGGTGTTCCCACCACATCACAACCGGCGTTTGCACCGGTGGTGTCGGTATTTAGAACAACATCTAAGTAGCCGTTTCCGGCGATCAGCTGTTGCCTCCATTCCTCGAAGGTAGCGGGCATATCGGAAGGTGCCCGAATGATACTGGACTTTCCATTGCCCTTGATGGTGGTGTCTTTCATAGCGTTTCATGTTCCTCCTTTTTATTGTCCGCAGTACCGAACCCCTGTGTAGGGGAGGGGAGCGGTTGTTTGTGTCACTCTGCTGTCGATCATGAAAAGCAACTGCTCAATGTCATTTGCCAGTTGATAGGTCATGTAGTCCATAGACCCAGGGACAGAAGGGGCATTTGCCGGTAGATTGAGTTTGGCTCTCAGTTTGGTCAGACAGGTCAGAAGATTGGAAATCTGACTCTGCGTGGGCCAATCTCCCACCGCCCAATCTACCTTCGGGATAATGCTGTCATCATAGATAGCCAGGGCTTTCATGCGTTCTACCAGATAGGAGATTGCCTCCCCAATCCGGTTGAAATCGGTGTAGTTGTAAGCCCCTTTCATTCCGGCCATGTATTCTGCCTGTTCCTCCGAGGTGAGGGCGGAAAGCCCTCCCCCGGTCAGGATTTTGTTTTTCAGTTCAAATACACGGTCAACATCGGCTTGGGTTCTGTCGAAAATCAGATTATCAATTACACTCATATCAAGCCTTTCACCGTCATCTTTCCGCTCAGAGAGCCGTCAAAAGTGATTTCGTCCACCAAGATCAGAGCGTCCATTTCATCAGTGTAGAGGGTCTGCAAGCCGATAATGTCACCCACTTCCATTTCCGGGTTTCCCCGGTAACTGGCCTCATAGGTGTTCCGCATTTGCAGATAACTCTTTACATGATTGGCAAGAGCCTGGCACATCGTATCATTGGTGATAAGGGGATTTTCCTCCTTGTCGATCTCGCCGGACTGAGCAACGGGGTAGGAAACGACCACCGAATTCTCAGTCAGTGTTTTGCCTGTGATCGTTACGGTCTTAGTGCCGGAGGATAACACTAAGTCCGCAGCTCTGGCGTAGATATTGGAAGATACCAGTGTCCCACCAGATACAGAGATTTGAACATCTTGTGCAAGACCAGAGAACTCAACATGAAGCTCAGTTTCGGTGGTCGTTCCCTCATAAAGTGTGGAAGTGTCATTGGAGGCCGTGTAGGAATACCGAGCAACAGAAACAGATTTCAACTCGTCAATCTTGGAAATCTTCTGGCTGTTCTCTCCGATGGAGGTAAAGTCCAGAGTGAAATCAGTTTCCCGGTAATAGACCTTTGTGACTCGGCCTCTCCGGTAGGGGAGGTTCCCGATCATGGTCACTTCAATTTTGGTACACTCGATTGCCAGATTGGAGGACACATACACTTCCACGGAGTCAATAGCTGCGGTTTGGGTATCAAGCAGAGTATCATCGTGGTAATATTTCACCTGAACCGCACCGGGAAATTCATTGAGTACCGTATCAAAGCGAATTGCCAAGACCGGGAGATCGTGAGGCACATCGAAGGTCTTTGTAAAGACCGGAGGATTTGTGAAAGACCCGTCCGCTCCGGTCATGGCCTCACTGATATAACCTCTCTGACCGGCATTGCTGTCGGGAAGAATGATCTGACTGTCACCACCCAGCGTCCACCGGTTCAACTCGAAAGTGGCGTAGGTATTCTCTGCTGTGTTGCCCTTATCAATCGTGTCCCACTCACTGAACCAAACATGGCCGTTGTCGGCCCATACGCCGTTGTATATGCCGATGACCGTGACTCCGAATGGTCTGATATGGATGATATTGTCATCGTCCGTATAGAGGCGGCAACAGGCCGCATGAGCGATAAGCTGCAAGCAGTTCATGTGGGTGTCGATGGGAAGAGCCGCCGTGGTAAACATATCCTTTAGAGCGTCATCAATCTCCCAGGGATTTTCACCTTGCTCTGTCAGGGTTAATCCTGCGTCCAGAAGAACTTCCTGGGCCATGTCGTAAAGGCTCTTGGAACCGAGTTTGCTCTTGTAGAAAGTCCCGGTCAGACTTCCGATCAACCCGGTTCCGTTGAAGGTGGCCTGATTGTTTTGTGCGCTGGGCTTGGCATTCAAAACATAATTGTCCGGTTTCAGCCATTCCACAGAGCCGTCCGGTAACTCATAGCCGAATTGGATTTCAATGGGAGAATTCTTATCCACATAGGCGTAGATACCAGCCGGGTTATCCGGGTCATATTTGTGTTCATAATCCAAGATCGTGAATTGCATTGTTTCTGTCGGCAATCTCCGACTCAGGGGGTCAACATCGTGCTTCTGCTGAGTGGAAACAATATCCTTGTTCACGAATTGGACATTCAGGCCGTAAAGCACATTCTCCAAGCGGGGTCTGCGGTAGGGCAAGCACCGGTCAAAGGTAATTGTTACCTTGTCTATCTCCGTGGCCGTGGTAGTGACCGTGGTCTGAACACTGGTAATGGAAACTGTCTGAGTGTCCACTACTTCTCCATTCAGGTAGAAATCAGCAGTCACTTCCAGCGGCCATTCCTGCTGTCTGGTGTCAAAGGTCAAGGTTAAGCCGGGGAATATATGCTTTAGGGAGAACTCCCGTGTAATGACAGGAGGGGTACTGAAATTTCCATCAGCGTCACTCATGAGGCTCGAAATAAAGCCGTCCTGCACAGCCTCCCCGGTAGGGACGATCAGGGTCTTGCCGTCCAAAGCCCAGCGGTTTAACTCTAAAGCGGCATAGGTATCTCCGTACTGATAGGCGTAATCCACCGTTTCAAATTCGGAGATACTTGCCGCACCATTGCTTTCCCACTCACCGTCCGTAGCTGCGGTGGTGTCCACATTGCCGAAGGTGATACGAACATAGGAACGGTTTCGGAGCATGGCTTTCATGCTGGCCTTATAAGCGTTGCTGACAGATTTCATGCTCCTATCCCTCCTTAGAGCGGTTCGCCGCAGTCAATGAGATTGACTTTACAGTTAATGTAGTCAATGGGTAATTGTGTCACAGGGTCAAGGTGGAACGGCTCTGCGGTACGATCTCCGGGGTACATCTTCCGGGTAGTCCATGTGTTGTTCACCATGTCCGGGTAACTGACTGTTACATAGAAATTGGAGAACTCTTTCAAAATAGCCGACCACTGTTCCGCAGTCAGATAAGCCCATTCCAAATTGTTTAACTTCTGCTGTTCACGGCCTACTACCTGTCCTACTACCACGGCATTTGCATTCCGGGCAGAGTCCACTATGGTAGCGACCATCATTTCTAAGCCCCTTCGGGGGCAGGGATAATCACGACCGTTGATCTTGATGAAAGAAGCCATATATCCCTACCCCCTTAGTAAGCGTTCGAGAATGCTCCGCTGTTCACACGGACACCTCTGTTTCTGCTGTACCGGTCATAAGACCGGCCAATCACATCATCACCGATGGACACCGACAAATCCTTGTCCTCAATGAGGTTCATGAGTGCGTAGATAGCGGCGATCACGCCATCATTGGCAACGGTTACGCCTGCGGAGATACCTTCCACAATCTGTTCGTTATTGGCTACAACTGTTCTTCGCCCCATGGCACCGACCATCTCTGCTCCGGCCTCATTTGCGATAAAGAGCTGGCCTTCATCAACGAAGCCACCAGTAGCAAGTCTTGGGATAGATACTTCCGGGATAAGATCAATGTGAATACCCAAAATTCCTACCAGACCGTTTATGAAGCTGATAACATTGTTGACGATACCAATTACACCGTTAATGAAATTCTCGAATAACCCAAGTCCTCCATTAACGAAGCCTTTGAAAACAGCTGTAATGCCGTCAAGCATTTGCTGGATTTTATCTGCAAAGAAATCCCAATTTAGTGCTACCGATGTGGCCATTGTTGCGGCACCTGCTAAAAGGAGGCCGATACCGAGAGGTAATCCAACACCGGTCACAATTAGCATGAGGCCGAGTGCAACTAATGCTCCACCAGCGGCAATTCCGATTTCTTTCAGAACATTTTTGATTGTAGTCAGAATGTAGTTCCAGTTCAGAGCCACACCCGCCGCAAGAGTGGCGGCACCAGCGGCAATCAAACCGATACCGAGAGGTAGGGCACCTCCGCTTAATGTCAGCATGACACCGAGAGCCAGTAAAGCGGCACCAGCGGCAATTCCAATTTCTTGCAAAATTGTTTTTACCGTAGTGACTACAAATGTCCAGTCAACCACAGCCGCAGTAACCAGTGAAATAGCACCAGCCGCCATAAGAGCCAGACCGAGAGGAAGGTTTACACCTCCAAAAGTCAGTAACGCACCAACAGCCAGCATTGCGCCTCCGACAATAGCAGTCAGCGTTCCCAAAACGGTAGACATGGTATCATTCGTAGACTGCCAATTTACGGTTGCCGAAGTCACAAGGCTTACAGCACCAGCCGCTAAGAGAGCAAGACCAAGAGGCAAACTTACTCCGGTAAACACAAAGAGCGCACCCAAAGCAAGCAATGCACCGCTTACCATACCAGTAAGAGTGCCAATGATTGTTCCGATCTGTTCATTCATGCCGTTCCAATTCAAGGCCGCAGAGCCTACAATCGAAATAGCACCAGCCGCCATAAGTGCAATGCCAAGGGGAACGCTCCCTCCACTAAACGCCAAAAGTGCGCCTACTGCTAAAAGGGAACCCCCTACGATAGCGGTCAGAGTGGCAAGTGCGTCCTTTAACGGTGTGTCGCTTGCGTGCCAGTTCACAGCTACCGCAGTAACAAGGCTTACTGCTCCAACCGCCATTAAAGCAATGCCAAGAGGTACATTTGCCCCTGTAAATGTCAGAAGCGCACCAAGAGCAAGGAAGAAGCCTCCCAGCATACCGGTAATCGTAGCAAGAGTGCTTGCCAGTTGACCGTTCATGCTCCCCCAATTTGCAGAAATCGTACCGACAAGGCCAGCTGCTCCCATGACCATAAGCCCCAATCCAAGAGGAATATTTGCACCGGTCAAAACCATAATTGTTCCGATAGCCAAGGAAAAGCCGGAAACCACAGCGGTTATATCCGCAAGGCTATTCTCAATCATGGCTTTAATTTCACCGACTCGTGTTTGAATTGCTTCCCCGATAAAGTCATACTCGGGAAGCTCGAAATCAAAGCCGTTACCGCCTCCGGCCCCAACACCGGAACCGGCACTTCCGCTATCAGGAGAAAACACATTCAGTTCATCAAACCCAGCGGTGTACTGCTTCAACTTCTTAGCCGCTCCCGCAGCTTCATCAAGACTGTCGGCCATGCTACCGGCTCCGCTGGCTCCTGCCGTGATACCGGAGTAATCAACCTCAGTTAACTCGAACCCAAACAGAGAGGCGATTGCGTCAGCGATCTCCCGGATAACTTCAACAACAGCGATTGCATAGGGAAGAATAGCATTCAGAGCCGGGATGAAGATATTGCCGATGGATCGTGCCGCCATATTAAATTGAGCGGACAGAATACGAAGCTGATTGGCAGGGGACTCCAAGGTTCTTGCCAAATCCCCCTGGGCGGTAGTCACCTGAGTCATGATAGCGTAGTACCGCAACTCGGCCTTTTCAGCCTGAGTCATGGACATAACGCTCTTATCAATTCCCAGGGACAGGGCAACGGCTTCCAACCGGGCCTGAGAGAGATCGTAACCCAACCGGCGTAACGGCTCCAACTCACCGGAGATACCGGACTGTAACTTCTGCATTGCGTCCTCAACAGAAATGTTGAAGAAAGAGGATAGGTCATAACCCAGCTGAGTCAGGTTCTTACTCATAAGGGCCGCTCTCTCCGCCGTGTCACCAAAACCGGTCAGAAGGGTATTGAACACACCCTGATTTCTAATCCAGTCAGATAGGTCAATACCAAGAACCTCACTTACGGCCTGTCCGTAGTCAAAGGCTTCCTGAACATATTCACCCATAGCCACAGTGAACAGGTTCAAATTCTCCTGATACTCATTGGACTTTGTGATAGCCGTGCCGATCATAGAGGCCAACCGACTTAGGCCATAAATCATCGTGCCGAATTTCAGGCCGTTTGCTACTTTGTTCCATGCGCTGGTACTATTGGTAGCCCGTCTGACTGTTCCGTTATACTGCTCCGTGCTTCTAATCAGCCTTTGAATTCTCGAAGGGAACGCGGAGAAGCCATTGGACACTTTCTGCATTTCATCCGCAAAGGGCTTCATAGCTGCGGCCAATTCTTTCATCTGCTGGGTAAACTTATCAATATCAGCCTTTTCCAATTCCTCAATCACGGTAGGGAGCTTTTTGAGCTGATTGATAAAGGTGGTCATATTGGCCTTACCCAACTCAGACAGGGGACGCAGGCCATCAGCAAGGGTTCTGAGCTTATCGCCGTCCGTCCACCGGACATTTGCCAGAGCCGCATTCAGGGCGTTTAACTGATTGGCAATAGAACTGGAAATCTTAATGTTCTTGGCCGACTCCAAGGCTTTCAGACCCGTAGCGATCTGAGTCAACTTCTTAGACACATCTCCGCTATTCAGACCGGAAAGGGCATTCTTCAATTCCCGAATACTCTTACTGGTAGCATTCAGGCCGGTAACACTGGCACCAGTAGCACCCTTCAAACCGCTCAGAGCCTTTTTGAGATTGTTAATCCCGGAAACAGCACCTTCACTGTTCTCCTGAATTTGAAACTCTAAGCCCTGAATTTCAACATTATCGGCCATTTACTCCACCACCCTTCTGCTCTTGAAATTTCCTGTTATGAGCAAGTGCAAAGGCTTCCATATATTTCTTTGCCTTATCGTCACTTTTCTCTTCGGCTTTCTTTTGCTCGGTTTTATCGCCTCGACCATTCAAATCAAAAGGCTTTTTCGGATATGGCCGAGCTTTTGACCCTTTTTTTGCAAACGCTCTTAAAATAGGAGAAACATCGGCCAATGCTTCATAAAAATAAGCCCCTTGTAACCAAGCCTCTTGATTTTTTAAGTCCTGCCGAATTTGCGCAGCTTTGCGATAATATTTAACCAGATCACAGTCCTGTTCCCAGAACTGCTCATAGGTCATTCCGATAGCAAGATAGTACGGAAACAACTCGTAAAACCGCTCGTAAGCGAAACGGGGAGCGGGGCGATTGCCGCCACCGCCCCCCAGATTATCGGACTGCGACTCGCTTACCAGTTCGCAGTCCAGTCCATGTTTCCCTCGTCATCACCATTCTGCTCAGGCTCTTCCATGAGGGACAGAATGGGTTCGTTATACATCTCCACCAGCTTAGGCAGAAGCTCGTCTTTACGGGGCAGACGAGCGTAAATGCGGTCAACCACATCTTTCTTGACCCAGCGGTGGTGTGCAAGGAACGCACCAGCAAACAGAGCGGGAAGCATGGTCATGGGCTTACGCTCAACATCTTCCGCAATAAAGCCCTGCTTCTCCATCGTTTCAACGGTCTTGCGGGTGTATTCCAGCGTATAACTCTCGCCGGAAACGGGGTCTTTAATTGTCAGTGTCTTAGCCATGATAAATCCTCCTTATCATTCAGGCCGATTGTGATTACTCAGCAGAGAAAGTGATCGGGGTGGAAGGGGCAATGGAGATGTTCATGTCCACAACCTCATTCACGCCGCCGCCAACGGGATAGACGGACAACTGGCCGTCAAACTCGAACTTGCCGTTAGAGCCATCAGGAGTCACAACACCGCCGCTCTCCTGACCACCAAACCAGACAGCGTAACTATCGGTCTTACCTTCCAGAGCCTTGAGCTTCTGAAAATCGGTCATATCATAGTTAGCGGTAAAGGACAGACCATCGAGGGACTGAATACCGGCAATATAGGTCTGCATATTGTCAGACAGCGTGGTAGTTTCCAGCATTTCAGGCTCGCCGCCCAGATCAGGAAACTCCTTAATGTCAACCAGCTTTTCATAGGTGTCAGGCTCGGTGCCCTTCTTCATAAGGAAGACCTTGTAGGTGCTAATTGCCATTTCTGTTACCTCCTGTAAAGATTTACACCATCCGTTTCAGCCCGATACCGGGCCACCAGACGGTAAATTGTTGCGTTCTCTAAATTGGGAACTGGGGAAAGGGAAATGCGAGTGAAGTTGCGCCGGTACATGAGATCATCAATGACTTTCATAATGCTCCGGCACTGTGCCTTTTTCCCAGAAGACTTATTGGAGTAGACATTTACCTCATACATGATCGTGGCATACTCTTCGCTGTCACTGGTACTCAGGTGAGTCAGTGTGGGGTAATTGTCCTGCTCCACAATGCTTACATGGGGAAAGGCGGAAGGGGCTTTGACATATTCCCCGCTTGTGTCAATACCCGGAAAGGCTTCCCGAAGGGCTTCGGCAATCGGTGTATAAATCTGATTTTCTACATCAATCATCGAAACACCTCCTGAGCCAGCCGGGGCAAAACCCCTTCTAAATGCTTTACGGTTTCATACATAGACATATTGGCCGGGTTGCCGTGTGTGAGGACTACGGTATTCCCGTTCGGTTTGGTGAACTCAACACCATTCGTACCGGCTTCACCGTAGTAACCCCATGTCTGTTGCTTACCATGACCGGCTCCATACTCTCCACGGCGCATACCGTGTTCCGCAGCTTCCGGGTGATTGTCTGGGTAAACAACACCTGTTCCGAATTCAATGAAAAGGACAGAGGCACCAACAGCGACAATCGCTCTGGCTCCGGTTGCCCTTTGCTCAACAGACACAGAAACATCATTCGTTCCGTCATATTCCGCTTTCGCAAAATTGGCCGAAGCGACAGACAATCCCTCTTGGGCCAGCCGATCAAGCAGAAGGTTCGCTCGGGTTTTCAACCAATTCTGGTAGCGTTCAAGCTCCCGAATGGCATTGTCAATCCCGGCCACGGACAGAGGTACTTTAATCGTCTTCACGATACCGTCACCTTGCTTATAGCGTAGGAGATGGAATTTAGACTCTTAGCCACACGCCGCACGATGTAGTCATAGAGGGGATTATCGTCAGCGTCATATTCCGGCTCTTTATCAACAAACAGCACGGTATTTTCATCAATGGGGCAAGAGAGATCATCAGTGACAATCACCTTGTCATAGGAGATGAAATTACCAAACTGCTCCACCTGAGCCGAACCGGTAGCCGCCGACACATTATCCCGACGCTGGACAGCGGCCTTATAGACCACACGGCTATCTCCTGTTTCATTACCGTCCTCGTCCCGAACCGGCTCTTTCTTGTCATAAAGCAAGTACCAATAGGACGATTTATTACGCTCCATGATCTTCATGAGGTCGAGTCCCCCTTGATGACGCTGGCAAAGGGAACTATCTCACGCAACAGGGTAGGCGGTACATCTCCATCCTCATAGGAACGGGAAATACCATTCTCACTGTGCGCCGTTTCTCCCTCCGCACCACGCTTATTCACAAGGTAAGCTGCAATCTCTACCTGATTGAAGTCATACCGGGGCGGAACGGTGGTAACAATTTCGTCAAAGGGATAAGCCCTCCGGCAAACCTTATTTGCGGCGATAGAAAGGTAGACAGAAAGCATGGCTTCATCTGTTTCGCCGGTCATGGTCTTCAACATGGACAGTTTTTCAGCGTCAGTCATGATTTCTGTCATCCCTTTCCATCAAAATTTCTCTTTAACCCGCAGAACCACCGGGGAAGTCAGCCGCATTCGCCACATACACGCTACGGCTGTAAGTGGGAGCGGTGAACTCGGTAGAGATACCGGTAAACTTGCCGTGATACCACTCGGGGCCGTGGTCAAGGCCGATCTGACCGAAGAGCTGATACTTCTCACCGGCACCAACCTTGGCAAGAGGCTCCAGGAAGAAATTGCCCTTACCGGGAACAGGCTGATAAACGGGAGCAATCACATTCAGGTTCAGAAGCAGAGCCGTACCAGCAGGAAGACACTCGCCCAGGTACAGGTAGACAACACCGATGGGAGTAACCACACTGGACAGAGCGATACCATTGATCTCCCGAGCGGCGGGAACCACAGTAAGACCGTTCTGCACAGCGTCAGCGTTGACCTGGAACAGAGTCACAGCGTCACACCACAGGCACAGGCCATCGGTGGGGGCATTGGCACCGTAAATCTTCTTCACCATGTCGGCAATATCCCACAGGCCGAGAGGCTTGCTGGACATGGCGGTGACATTGGTGGTAATGGCCTCCACCAGTCCACGGGTCTTGTTCACGGTAGCGTCAGAGTTGGCCTTGTTGTAGGTGCCCTGAATGAAGGTAAACTCAATGTCCCGGTTGACCTTCTGCATTTTCGCCGCAACCTGGAAGTCCAGCTCATTGATCGGGTTAGCCTGCTGACCGGCCACATTCAGGCCGCTCAGAGTACCCATATTGGACTGCTTGGCATAGGAAATGCCTACGGACTCCTGGAAAATCTGAGTCACATTGGTCTTCTGAGTCCGGGTGACAACGGTAGCGTCAGGGGCGGTCAGGGAGACAGTTTCACTGATAGAGGGCTGTGCGCCGCCTCCGGTGGTGTACTCCTGACCGGTCACGAACTCAACATGATTGGTGGTCTTCGCCCTGCCGCCGATAATGGAGGACAGGGGACAACGGGTATTGCCCTTATTGAAGAGCATACCGGAGTAGTTCAATACTCCAAAACTGGTAGCAAAAACATCTGCCATGAGTCATTCTCCTTTACTGTCAAGACTTGTTCTGTTCAGCCTCTTCCTGCGCTCTCAGGCGGTTGTAGTAGGCAACAGCGGCCAGATCGCCGTTCTTCTGTGCCTCTTCAATCTTCTTGTCGTAGTCAATCGCACCGCCACCAGAACCAGCACCGGGAGTAGGCTTGGGGGTCTTCTTCAAAGCGTCAGCTTTGACCTTCTTCGCATACTCTTCGAGGAACTTGCTCTGATTGGCAAAGACCTTGGCACTGTCACCATCGGCAAAGGCCTGAGCGGTTTCCTCAGCCAGAGCTTCATCGTAGCCCTGAGCAACGAACTTGGCCTTATACTCCGAAACGGTCTTACCCTTACGGAGATCGGCAAGCTCTTGTTCCATCTGGGCCAACTTGTCAGCGTCCTCCTGCTTCTTCTTTTCCTCTTCGGACAGAAGAGCATTGTGCTTACGCTTCCACTCAGCGGCCTCAGAATTTGCCTTGGAAAGAGCGTTCTTCTGCTTTTCCAGCTCTGCGGCATTATCCTCGTACTCAAAAGCCTCCAAAGCGGCGAGCTTCTGTTCCGGGGTCATGTCCGCATAACCTTCGATCAAACTGGTGTCAATCTTTGCCATAACAAATACCTCCTGCGTTTAACAAGGCTGTTCCCTCAGCACTATTTTCCGTTTTTGGTAGGGTTTTCTCCCTTTTGCGTTTTTAGGTCTTCACTGACCATTTCAAGCCTTACGGCATTAAAATCAAAAACAAAACGGGCTATCGGCAAGAGCGTTTCCACTCTCACCAATAGCCCGTAATGGCTGTTACCGTTATCTCGCTATAACGGCCTCATATTTCTTTTTGCTGGCTGTTTCCCAGAGAACCAGCCTACCATTTCTCACGGCAAGTTCAACACCCTTGCCACGGGAAAGGATTTCATTCATCGTCTGAACCGCCTCCGGTGTCACCAGAGCCGGACTTTTGACCTCCGGGTTCATTTCCACCATTCCCTCCATCCGGGTTCTGCTTAGAAGCAAGCTCTAAGGCTTTCTTCTCCTGCTCCTTTGCGTACTCCATACTCATGTTGTAAGCAATCTGCGGGTCAGTGAACATACCACAATGGGTAAAGGCCAGCTGCGGAGCGATCTTGGAGTTATTCAGCATAGCGATCAGAACATTCGCCTTTTCGGTAATGTTCTCATAATTACGGCGGGTAAACCGAATTTCCACCGCCGACAACTTCAACTCTAAGTCCCCAAGATCACTACAAATCCGAAGCAGGAGCTTTAAGAACTCCTTCTCGGACTTCTTGAACATCAGTTCACTGTCCTTGGCTCTGGCTTCTGCCGCCGACCAACCATCCCGCATGATGACTGCGGAACCGGTATCACTGGTGGAAGAACCACCATTACGGTTCGGCATTCCGCAGATCGTAAGGACGGTATCATACATATCGTCCACCAGTGTTTGAGTCTGGCTTTGATTTAACTCAGCGGTCAAATACTGAATTTCCGCCTTTAGGGAGGGGTCAATATCCTTGAATTTGATTGCTCCCTCTTCCCGCAGCTCTTTATAATCCTCAGAGGTAATGTCCACATTGTGGAAGAGCATGAGGGCCTGAATGAACTGCTCCACGCCATCCAGCCGGTTAGACTCTACGGTATTGATAGCGTCCAGCAGGGGAAGCACAATCTCAAAGGCACCCAGACGAGCATTGTTCGCCGGATATTCGATGATAGGAATACCCAAAATCTGCTCTTCGCTCCGCTGGATATTCCAAGTATTCGTGATCTCGAAAAAGTGATTATGCGTGTAGCAGCTGAACAGGAGGGTACCGTCTTCCAGCAGAACATACTTCACACCCATCTTGGCCGGAGTCCCAAGGGAAGTGCCGTACACCACGAAAGAATATCGAGGGTCAAGGGTGAAAATCTCTGCGGGGCACTCGTCCTCTTCCGCATTGGCTTCTCCATCAGGGAGAACCATACGGTAAGAAGTACCAGCAATATGCGACCAATCCGCCAACTCCTTGTCCTTGGCAGCTTTATCCTCAGAGAGCATATAATCGTTCAGTCTGGTCACACTTTCAGCAACGGCCTTATCGTCACCACGAGCGACATACTGAACCGGCTCTCCCATCAGATAGCCGACCTTGAAGGAAACAATCTCATTGGCCCGGTTTTCAACCACAGTGTTATTGATTTCAGGCCGAACCTCTTTCCTTCGGTAAAGAATGGGCTGATCTCCCTTGTAATACCGGTAGAGATAATCAATCTCAGCCCGATTTTGAAGGTGGATAGCGAGTGCCTTTTGCAGAACACTCACAACATTTCCATCCGTGATTTCCTCTACATCGGTATAAATCACTCTACGACCGCACAGAGGCTTCATTCCGCAAAGACACCTCCCCTCTACCTACTTCATCACTGTTCATTATATCGAATACTCCAATGCTTGTCAATGCCTAATCTTTTAGAATACCATTGGAGAGTGCAAAAGTCAAAAATTTCTTTCAACAGGGACGCTTGAATACCTCGATCTTACTCCCGGTCAGCATACGAATTTCATTTTCCAACAGGGCCAGGGAGTCAGGAGCGTCATCGTGAGGCACCTTTCCGCTTCTGGTATAAGTGGTCAATTCCTTCATGAAATTCCAATACTGGCTTCCCCGCTTATAGGTAGAGGGGTGTTTGAAGTAGAAATTCTTCTTGATGTTGTCGGAGGCGAATTCAATCCGGGTCTGTTTGTTTGAAATCGTCCTCTTTGTCCGAATGCCAATCGAATATCCGTGCTGGCGAATGATCTCCGCTACATCTCTGGCATAATACTGACCAGCATTGTTCGCCTCAAAGGTGGCAGAGGCAACCTTGTTCGAGATCAGGCACTTGGCACACTCAGGCTTTGTCACCTCGGCGGGAGCGTCATCAAAGACCACATCGACAATGTAGACCTCTGTACCATAGATGACCGCAACCGGCATAGAGGTGGAGTCAGAACCGCTCTCTGCGGTATCACCTACGGCAATGATGGTGTCCGGTTCCCGGTCAGGGGGCAACTCGAAGAAATAATTCAGTTCATCTTTGTTGAACAGAAGACCCTTCGCCTCAAAGGGCTGTTGCTGGAACTCACTCTCAAACTGCTCCGCAGACAGAAGTTCTCTCTGCTCCCGGAAATAAGCCGTGGTGAACACCTTCTGCCCTTCACGCTCATACTCATAATTGCTTTCGTCCGTGATCGGGTCAAGAGCCGGGATTTCAATAGCCCTCCAAGACCAACCCTCTCTCTGAGCGTGTTCCTGAATACGGCCAATAGGGTCATAGATAGAGTATCGAGTACCGGTGAAGACCATGGGAGTACCCTCAATGGCACGGCCCATAATATCGCCGGAGATCACTTCCCATTTATCATCGAGCCGCTGGCGGTTCTTTGCCTCTTCACGACCTTCCACACAGTCATCCAGATAGAGAACATTGGTAGCCTCAGACAAACCTACCTGTCGAGCGTCAATAGAACGACACATAATAGTGGGGAACCGGGACTTGGATTTCAGATTGATAATCTTAGTGTCCGCTCCGGTCTGCACCAACCGGGACTCCGGGAACACATCATAGAACAGATACTCATTGGGAGTAATCAGATATTCCAGACACCCGTTGTAGAAGCTCTTTACAAGGTCATCTCCCGTTCCTTCCATCAGAGTTGACCGGTCAGGGTACTTCCCAGAGAGCATATTGACAAAATTGATACCAGTTTGTGACTTACCCGCTCTTTTTGGCATGGATATTGTCAAAAGACGCAGTTTTCCGTCAAGTACATCTTGGAACCCCTGCACCATGGGTTTCAGGTAGTGCCGCCTGGGAGCATAGAACCGCTTCTCCGGCTTCCGGTCAAGTTCGATATAGGTCATGAAAGCGTCAAACTTATAGGGAGCGTCAAAGAGAAGACTCTTCCGCCATACCTCATAGAATTTGTCCGCCTCTTTCGGGGAAACAAGGCGTAGTTGTCTGGCACAGAGCCGCCGCAGCTCACCATTCAAGCCATGTGCGCTCTGAAAATCCTCTTCCTCCCACTGACGGCACAGGGATAACAAGTCAACATAGGCCGTGTGGTCATTTGGCTTGTTTTCGATATATCTCTGAATGCCATCTGCGATCTTACGATAATCCATTATACTTCACCTCAAATCGCTCCTGCCGCTCGAAAGGCCGCATAAATCTTGGGAGCCTGACAAGCAAACCAATCTACCATTTCCTCGTTCTGCGCCCACTCACTGTTCTCAGCCAGTCCGCTTTCAAACAGAAAAGCATGAACAATCTCATGCCGGATATTTTTCTTCTCCTGTATCTCCAACCGGCCCTTTTCGCCCTGCTGACCTCGCTTATAATTCTCTACCACGATCTCTTTCGTAGTTTCGTCACAAAAGCCGTCACACCCTTCAAGCCTTGGCTCGGCCTGTTCGGTGACAATGTTGACTGTGTACTCTGTTCCCAAAATATTTACTACCATAATGACCTCCAAAAAAAATAAGGGCTACCGGATTTCTCCGATAGCCCGTAGTGGCTGTTACTCTTCCCTATTGAAAGAGCCTGTTTGCTTATGATGATATTTCTACTGTCAACAATTCGCTTCTACTAATCTCAGCAAAATTTGCGTCATTAACGGATAACGAAAATTCCAATTCATCAATCTCACTATAATCAGAAATACCAGCAGTTTCATTATTAAAACTCAAAGTATATACGATTTCTTTTCCACCTTGCATTGTGGCCGGTACACCACTTACAAACTGCACCATTGTACCATTCACAGAAGAGTCCATAAACAAGACCGTTATTTCTTCATCACCAAGATTTTTAAGGGTCAAGTTTATTGCTGACATTCCATCAATAGAGGGTAATTCTCCAACTCCTTCAAATTTTACCTCAACATATTGGTCTTTGTAAATGGTCTGTGCCGAAGTTTCCGTAGTAGGTTGTTCACTCTCAGAAGAAACAGTGCAAGAGCAAAGACCCAATAGCATAAATGAAAAGACGAGATACAGATATTTTTTCATACTCGGGCTTCCTTTCTTACCAAATTGTACCATGTAGAACGGCTTATGCTAAGTTCTCTGCAACAATCTCTCACAGTCATGGAACCGTCTTTTTGTTTTTGAGCGATTTTCTGAAATTGCACCCGGTCAATAGAGATTGGCTTTCTCCCTTCACGATAGGACGGCTCATGTTCCCGCTTATATGCTTTTCCAGCAGAGGTTCTTTCCACAATCATATCCCGCTCGTACTCGGCAAAGGCGAATAGCACTGTTACCATCAGCCTACCCATGGGCGTGTTATCCGCAACACCCATATTCAGGATATTCACCTTAACGCCCATGTCTACCAGTTGTTTTACCAGCAATGACCCTTCCGCAGCTGTTCTGGCAAGTCTATCCAGCTTGCACACTATCAACTCGTCACCGGAAGCCAATAAGGACAGAACCTTGTCAAACCCTTCACGGCTCATTTTCTTGCCGGTATATGTGTCGGTGTAAATGTTTTCCTCTGGTACACCATGCTCTAAAAGAATATCCTTCTGCTCCTGATATGATGTGCCATATAATTTCTGACCTTTAGAACTGACCCGGCCATAGCCATATTTCATTTCTAATCAACGCCTCCTTAACGATTGTTAAGTGAGTTTGATTTTACCTCCTTTGCTGATAGGGGACTCTTCTGAGGGTATATCGGTGGAGAGAAGAGAAGTGAGATCATATTTCTTTTCATCATTTGAAGTAACCTCAAATCCACCCTCTGGTAGACGAGATGTGGCAGGGACAACTACCACTTTATAGTCCATGGCTCTTACCATTTCACTCAGGAGAGATACTGGAATATCTTTTACATTTTTGTTGTTAAGTCTTTCCCAGATAGTAGCATTGCTTACATTGAGTCTTTTTGCTAAAACAGCATTGGAAATCCCGGTTGCTTTCATGATGGCTTTTAGAATTTCACGGCCTCTCATACTATCACGCTCCTTGTGGATTATTATAGCATAAAGAGTTTTATTGTCAAGAGTTATATTGACAACAATTCGCTTGAAATAAAGCCTTTTTATTTTTGTCGGAATTTTCGGCACTCACCCCGCCCCGGCTCCGGCTCGTATATCCCCCGCCCCGGTTCGAGCAGATCAGCCACACGAAAAGGAAAAAAAACATTGATTTATTGCAATCATGCCCCGGTCAAAACCAATTTCAATTTCAAAATCAAGGAAAATTTTAATTGAAAATCCTTGCAGCTTGCAGATCATACCAGAGGGAACACAATAAAAGCCCTTGTAATAGGCCACACAAGGCCGCACAAGAGCCGTTATATATAGGGCCAGTATCAGGACATAAAGAAACCCCTTGCAAGGCTTACACGGCCTTACAAGGGGCTTTATTATTTGTTCTTTCTCACACAATCGAATAATACCATAATAGGGAATAGCAGAACGGCCACAATTACCATATTACACCGCCTTTTCTACCGGCTGAACCTCGTACAGCTGCAACCATAACCCACCGATAACATACCCACAAAATACCGTTGTTCCGTCCTTTTTATCCTGATACATTTTTTCCACATGGGAATTACAAAGCCTTTCGCAAAGCTCTTTCCGGGGATGTTTCAAGCCGTGGTAAGTGTGGCCGTATTGGTCAATCGCCATATACATTTTTATGTTTCAACCCTCCATTTTCACATAAAAGGCCGGATAACGGCCCGTTTCCCCGTTGCAATTATAGAAGCGAAAAGCATTTACCACCGTTTCAAACTCTCTGTTACGGGCTACAATGGTATTAAAACCATCTGAAACAATGGGGGAAACAACTTCCCGGCAACAATCACAGAAACAGCCCCATATATTGACCGGGGACAACTTGCAAGCACAAAAACGAATTGTTTCCCCGGCATTATACCGGCGTTCGGCTTCCCGCTTGCTAATACGGATAAATCCGCCTACCTGAATTTTATTCATAGCTGCACCCCCTTAAAAAATACGAAACAGGTTAGAAGAACGGGCCAGAATGACATAATAGCCGCCTAACACATTATCCCAGATCATCCCGCCATTCAGCCCATAAATACCACAACTAAATCCCACTTTCGTATAACTGGCCGGTATCTTTTCCGGCTCTGCCTCTGTCAGATCAACAGCCAAGCCAAGCTGCACGAACTCCCGCAACTGTTTTCTTGTGTACTGTTTCATTTTTCCGCCGCTCCTCTCTTTAATTCCCGGTAAATTAAATGCGTCAAAAGCTGTTCTGCCTCTTGTTCCGTGTATTTGGCTTTTTCCCGCTCCGACTGTTCCAAGATTTCGCCCAGATCATCAATCGCCGAACGATTGTAAAAGTAACAGGTATCAAGGACGGACGGCAACCCTTGCGCCCAGTCAATGAAAACTTGCTCATTTGTGTACCCTTTCAGGCTCTGATATTCCGGGGAATAGGCTTTTTCCTCTGCATGAACCGCCAGAATAAACCGGGCCACATTTGGGAAGCTGCAAGGGCCGGTGAAATCATAACCGCAGGGGTCGAAATGATCTAAAATGTATTGCCGGATATTCTGCCGGGCTTCTTTCGTTGTCGTTTTCATCGTTTAACCCTCCATTTCTTTATGAGCTGCAATAGCTCTTTCCGCCTTTATATATTCCGCTCCATTTCTCCGGCGTGGCCTTGATACGCTATAATGCGGTATTTCTCCGGCCTTGCGTGGGAAAAGTGCGGGGGTTCAATTTTCAAGGTACAATGTCAAGTGTTTTATTGATGTTTGCATTATATCAAGCGTTTTATTGATTGTCAAGCGTTTTATTGAAAATTCTTCAATTATTTTATTGACGCTTTACCGTGTCCAACAATTCAAGAGAAAATGAACATATACCAGAGGCGGATGGCTCCGGCCCATCTGCCCGGACACCTTCTGCCTGATCTGGGTATAAGAAACCGCCGAACCTCCTATCACGGGAGATCGGCGGTTCTTTCATAGTCGATAGTCGCTGGCCGTTTTCAAAGTCGCTCGGCTCATAGTCGATAGTCGCTGGCGATAGTCGGAAAGTCGCTCACTCTTCCGAGTCATAGTCGCTGGCCGCAGCTTCGATATACTTCTGCTGTAACTCTTCCGCAGAAGCGGCCTCCCCAAGCTGATTATTCGGGGTAAGAACAACCTCCTGTTTGTCCTGATAGCCAAAGTGATTTTTCATCAGGAAGATAGCGGCTACCGGATTGATCTTCCCGTTTTGAGCATAATCTTCCATTTGAGCGTTCAAAAATTGATACGCCTTTTTTATAAAGTTACGGCTTTCATTGGGGAGATAGGCACTATCTACACCATTAGCCCAAGCCCAGATAGTCTTTCTATCCACCCCAAAGGCCAAAGCCAATCCCGCTACACTTGGCTTCATATCATCCTCAGAACAGATTTGCAGATACATACCAATCCGCTCTTTCACCTGTTCAGGCTCCTTCATATCCACAGACGGCCAATCCCACATTCTTAAAGAATGTTGAAGATACTTCCGATTGTCACCCGGCTCAGTATGGACACTCATAGCCTCAGTTCGATCAGGACGCTTATTCCCACCAGTTCCCTTCGGACGGCCACGGCCCCGAGAGGGAGTCGGTAAATCTACCACTTTATCACTCATAGTCGTTCTCCTTCCACTAATTATTTTCAGTCACCCTTAGTGAGTTTAGTGAATAATTTAGGCTTTTTGCAGTAAAGTCCTCTATATATCACTCTCTATAAGGGGGTTTATACAGAAAAAACTAAAAATAGGGGGTAAAATTGCCCTCAAACCCTTGCGCCACAAGGCTTTCCGTTAGTGGCGGATTTATCACCAAAAAGTCACTAAAATATCACTAACCTTGAAAACATGAAATATATTCAGTGATTACACAAAATATATTTAACCTTCGATTTCCAAGTCAATACCTTTCTCCAACAGATAGTCGAGAATATCATCTGAAAGACAATATCCATCACACTCCGTTTCATCATAGAAAACAGTTTCCGTCAAAAGATTCAACACATAAGGGCTATTTTTCTGCTTGTTCAATAACTGCCAGACTGCTTTTAGAAGAGTTACTTCCCTCGGCTCTTTCTCTTCTTTCAGCTTACTCCCTTCATTCTCACAGTAGGCTTTCGCCCTGGCGCACAATTTGTTTGTATCAACACCGCACCTACCAGGGCCAGTCCCGATACAAGCCTTACAATGTTCATCTTCACAGGTAAGGCATGGACACCCGCCGTCATGAGCGGGACAAGAGTCGAAGATCATGACTGTCCCTCCTTCTTCAAGCCGAACATATCAATCAGTTCATTCATGAACAGTTCCGCACACTCGTCATTCCTGAAAGTCGCACAACTGATAATGCTGTTGCCCTTCTCTACACAGAGTCGGGGCCGCTTCACATTGGGGAGGTTATACACTCCGATCTTGGTATCCCCCTTAAAAATCACCAGACCCATGCGGTACACCTTCTTTCTCACACCGGAGGGAGATCATCTTCTCCCTGACCAACTTATCTACCACCCGGCCTACCTCGAAGTAGCCGGACATAGCTGCGAGGCGGTCTAAGTTCTTTGCCGTCTGCGCCGTTACCAGCATGGACACCCGGCGCATATTCTTCTTGTTCATGGAAATCACTTCTCCTTTGCGTTTCTCAGGCAGAATTCATAGAAAGCGGCAAGATGTTTTGCGGCCTCCTTCATGTCCTCATAAGAGCCGACATAGTTGATAACTGAGCGTCTACCGAGGTCACTGACGGTTTTGCATATCTGGTAGAAATAACCGGCCCTCTCGTTCTCGGTGTTCATTTCATGGACAGGTCTGAGAAAAATCGTTTCCTTTGTGAAATACTCACTCCCGTCCTCACAGATCACCTTTGTCTTCTTCGGGGTGACTCTCTTGATGGTGCAAGGCTTGTAGATGGTCAGGCCGGTATTCTGGTGCCACCCGTAGGTCACACCTCTTGGAACACATACCCTCATGCCGGGTTTAAGTTCATCGGTAGGAATGGGTTCCTCGAATGAATTTCTCTTGTAGTACATACTCATACCGTTCCTTTCATCTGAATGCCACGGTAACAGGGGTAGCCGGAATAGACTGTGCGGCCATCGTGCCATTCGGGGTGCATTTCCATGTCAGCGTTAAACCGCTTGGCACTACACTGAAAATATCCATTGGACTTGCACCAGATTTTATAGGCATTGAAAAGGGTGGTCTGTCTGGTGTAGACCTTCTCTTTCTTCTCGCACTTTTCCTCCAAGAACTGCAAGACAAGATCATTGTCCTTCTCGTACTGCTTGACTACCTGACGCATGGCCGGGGACATTCTCAGGCCGAACCGCTTATACTTGAAGTAGCCCTCCAAGAGCCAGGTGAAAATACCTTGCATAGCCTCGGGAGTCTGGAATTCCGTTTTCAGGTTCTTGTCCTGCTCGTCCTCAGAGAAATGTCGGTTGAACTCGATCACCCGCACACGGTCAGAGGCGAACAGGCTCTTGTCATTGACCGAGGGAAGGTCGTTGCAGGAGAGCCAAAGGGTAAACTGCGGGAGGAAGGTGGTAGCGGCTTCGTAGAGGTTCCGGGCCTTGATCTCTTCGCCACCGGTGAGTTGCTTGATTGTTTCCTCGTCCAGCCGTCCATACTGATTGCTCTCGGCCATGGTGACAAACCGCTTGCCCTTCAAAGAGGCTA